CTTCTAACTATGGTACTGAAGTAAGTACTCTAGAATGGAGCGGGGGGTGGTCGGTTCCAGCAAGCGGCAGCACGTGTCGCACCACCGAGCCGGAACCACTGCGCGCATAAGCCGTGCGCGCTGTTTTTGCGAAACCTCATTCTCAACCCAAAAAGGCAGAGCCGAACGATAACTTTCATCAGGGTCAATACGACCGGACGTATGTAAGGGTCCCAGTTCTCGAACTGGGCCTTCATCGTCTTCAAAGTCAATGTTCGGCAGACGCCAATCGGGTTGCTCTAAAATCTTGTAGAACAACAACTCTTCGAAAGGAGGGTTGTCAAGCAAGGACAATACATCTCGAATAGTCCTCGAACGAGAAATAGCATGAAGAACCCCCCGTACTTTAAGGTACAGATCAAACCGAGATTTGATCAGGGGCTTCAAGCTGAAGTTCAATTTGGTTCTAAACAATGGTGAATCTATACGAGCCTGAGAGATGGCACTCATTAAGAGTGTCTTCTCCTGCTCCCGCAAGTCACCAAGGAAGACCCAACCTGAACTCACCATGTTGTCGTAAGCGGTAGCACCTTCAAGGTCAAAGCTACAACGTACAACACGGAAATGCTCGTTCGAAGAGAGGTCGAGGGAACGTACAGTGGAAGATTTCAAACCACTTGTCGCCGTCGCCCATACCGAACTATAATAGTTCAAGGGGACGTTCCCAGAGATCAGTCCAGCTATGGCAAACCTAGAAATGCGAGAACAAACACGAGAAATCGGGATATCATATCCACGCCGAGTCACATACCCAGCACCGCCTAGGCGGCGCGGGAGGTATGGGTCCAGTGCATTGCGCCGAACCTCTTTACAGAGGGTCGGGTACAAAGTCTGGACAACGGCCCAAATCTTTCTCGGATCCGCCAAAGGATCTTCCATAAGAGATTCCTGTATCACGCCGACCTAAGCCCATAAGGGTAGGACCGTTTCATAACGGCCATTAGTCGGAACACCGTAAGGATCACTCAACGCTTTAAGCGTCAGAGCACCTACGCGTGACAAGGAGTCAACATGGAGACATTTGACGAGATTCAAAGTTCGTTTAACACGTTTCTTACCAGGTAACCTCCCAGTGATGGGAAGCATCCCATCAAGGGAAAGGAACCTAGTACCAGTGAATTGCCAAAGTTCTTCAAGAAAAATACCTCGATCAGGAGAACGACAATGCTTCCCAGGGCTCAAGAGACCGCCACATTCAGAGATACACAACTCATAAGAGTTGATGTAAACTGGTGGGGCAACCCCAAGTAAGTCATCACCACAAATTCTCATTCTATTGTGGAAGACAAACCGGGGGTAAATCTCTCGAACCCTGACCTTAGCGTCAAACCACCAGAAAAGGTGGGAGATGCTAAGGATGCACCAGGTCGTTGGAAGACCCATGAGGATACCACGACGGGTAAGTTCATGATGAACTCCGTCCCAGGTAATGAGCTGGGGACCGGTGCAGAGAAGCAAGCCGAGGGATTCTATCCGGTTGAAACGACCGGACTCAATCAATCCTAAGACAATCGCCCCGACAAAGTCGAGTGGGAGCAAATCACTAGCGGTGGATAAGTCAGAAGACACCACCTGGCCAGAAACAGAAGTAAAATTCTGGGCCAGATCAGAGTGATGATCCCCACTCAGGACAGAGCGGGTAGCAGGATGCCGTTCAAGGATATTGTATATCCTCTTGCGTGCAACGTGGCCGATCACTACAGTAGCTTCATCGCTAACTGTGACCATTCTGGTCTTCAAGCCACGTTCCGCAACCGGAACGGCACGCCCCTTAGGGGTGTACTTAGGAAAGACGGTCCCGAGGACCTTCTTGAATCCTTCGACTCCCTCAGTAAGTGGACGGGACATGCGCTCTTCTATAAAGAAATCGTCGTCTAAAGACGCGACGCTGTCACTGTCCTCATCCTGAGGGTCGTCGTCCTCCTTCACCACACTCCTGACCCAGGTCGCCAATCCACCTTGAGCTCTGCTAAAATTATAAGAGGCAGAGTCAGAACAAGATAGGATGTTGGAAGACCTGGACTTACCAGCAGGGAGATACTTTTCAGCTATCCCCCGAGCAAACGATCGAGCACGACTAAGAATGTCTGCACTAGTCACGAACTCATTCATGAGATTAACGTGATGTGCCCTGGACACTCGCTGTTGGTCCCTTTCAGAGGGAAACGGTAAGGCCCTTTTAATAAAGGAAGCCTCCAACAGAAAAGTGTTAGAACGTAGCTCAGCCGGTAAGGTCTTGAGGAAGTGGTGAGAAAAGAAATCGTTGAACTTGTTGTTTAACCAGGAGGAGCGAGCAAGTTTTGAGAAGTTAGAAACTTCAATCAAAACATACTCAACTCCCTCGTGCCTCGCACGGGACTTCAGCTTTAAAGCTAAACGGTACATAAACGATGAACAACGGTCAGATCTTTTCTCAGAGGTATAGGTGATAGGACGTCCAAGGGTGGCGGCAATAGCCGCGGCAATCGCACTAAGTGCGACGCCAAGACGTCTCCTTTCACCTTTAGAGAGTGGTCGAGTAACCAAATTAGTTCGCTCCACACGGGCCCTGCAAAGTAAGCCAGGGCTACGGGGTGGGCGAACCGGAGGTAGCCTACTGTTCCCCCCATGATGGGGCTCTCGACGAGTGTCACGACTCCGCGGTAAACGCGCGGCCCCGTGGCCCTTCATCTCGTCAGAGACAGTAGGTACCTTCAAAGGAACTCCTGGTCGGCTGCTTAACCTCCCCGGGGGGAATTCAGCTGACACCGACACGCGTTTGCTTAACCTCCCCGAGGGGAATTCAGCTGACAACGCGTCAGGAGGACCAGATTTGGTCTCGACCTCAGAGGAATGAGAAGAAGTAGTATTATG